GCTGGTTGGCTGTGCCTGATGTACCTGGGCCTGTGCCTACGGCAGGAAGGTTTGAGGATACATACAAACGGAAACCATGAAAGTTATTAATCACAAGACCATTACGTAGGCCACCTGATTCTCCATAGTCCCCATTCATGAAGCGACTATCTTCATCAGACAGAATCTCCATGAACACAGGATCAATGACAAGCCATCTTCCTTGTGTATCAACTTGTTGTTGATCAAGCAAACGCTTCATACGTGCAATAATCATTGCAGGTGAAACAGTTGCAGTTGGTAGTGAAGTTGCACCTGGCATACGTGCAGTTACTGGAATCGAGTGATCACCAGCAGATGCAGTTGTAATGTTACCAAATGAACTCTTAATCAACTTCATGCTAGAAAGCAATTCGTCTGAACCTGCAGTAGTTACAGCCTTTGTGCCATTGACAACATCATTAGCTGTATCTGCTTTTGAGTGTATAGCAGACTGCTTAAAGCCTGACATATAGCCAAGAACTTCTTGGTCATACTGGTCAGCTAGACGGTAAGCTGCACGATCTGTTGCAAGATCCATGAAGTTTACGTGGGAGTGAGCTTCCTCGATGTCATCCATCTTAAAAGCAAAGTAGTTACTTTTGTCCACTACTAACTGAAAGTCTTCATCGTCAAGGTCTTGTGCTGTAACAGTTGTGCCTCTAGCATATTCCTTAACTGAGATTTCAGGTTCTTTGATGATACGCACTGTATCACCTTGAGCAGATATCTCCCCAAAATAATCTGAGTTTGTGATATCGCCCACGGTAGCAGCTTTACGAAATGCAAGCTGTACCTTTTTGGAATAGATTATGGGACTAAAATTACCGTTAGGTAAATTACCATAACCTGCTGCGGTTTGAAAAGCCATGGTTAAATCCTCCTGATATTTGGCTTTAATAAAGCTAACACCGTTAAGAGGCTGTTATATTTTCTAGGGTGCAAGTATACTGATCAGGTTAACTTGGGCCTATACTTAAACAGGTAGTTCTTTTAGTTTAGACTTTTAATGAAATGGGCAATAACAAAAGGTAGTCAAATGAGGCTTTTGTTATATGTCCCTAGTTATACTGTTGATTTTTTATTTGTCAACAGTTATCTTGCAGAACCTGATACATCATAAATAAATTTACCACTACGTAGTGCAGCATTTATTTCATCTGATTTTTCTGCAAATTCTTCATTAGACATTTTAGCCACGTCTGACTCTCTTATAGAATCAGATGCATCATAAACATCTACTTCTGTCTTACCTTTTCTTGTTACTGTCTTAGCAGCATTCTTTGTATTCTTCTTTTTATCAGAAACAGTAAGACCTTTATCCATTTTGTAAAGATCAATAACTCTAATAACTGAGTCAGGGTCATCTGAGTTTTCATAGAGAGCATCCTTAACCCACTTAGGTTGTTCATCTGCCCAATCATGAAACTCATCTGCTGCTCTAAGATCGTCAAAGTCAGAGTGAGCTTTACGTATTACATTCTCTGCACTATCACGTTTAAGCTCCATACGTTCTTCATCAATCTCTTTTATACGTATGTTTGCTTTTTCAAACATCTCCTGTGCTTTTTTAGTTGCAATAGTTTCTACAATGCCAGCTACATCAGGATACTGTTGCGCCCAATTATCTATGTCTTCATCAGATTTTGGTGGTACTATACCTTCACGTTCAGATCTTTTTTCTAAAGCACTAAACTTTTCTTCCCACTCTTTTTCTTTTTGTTGTACGTGTCTACGCAGATCACCATAACGCTTTTTAAAAGTTCTTTCTTCTGCAGATAACGTTTCTTCTTTAACTTCTGTATCGGTCTCTTCCTCTTGGGTAGTTTCCTGCTTTGGTTCTTCATCTACTGGGGTTTCTCCCCTTGCTTCAGCTTCAAGACGTTTGATCTCCTCTTCTTCAGCTTTTATTCTTTTTTGTCTCTTTTCATAGTTATAACCACGATCAACAAATCCTGCAGTTTTCTTTGTTTCTACTTGTGCTAGTTCAGGCATATCCTATCTCCTTTTTATGTTGGGGTCAGCCAAAGCTGAGTAGCCTTATCGTTACTAGTATAGGGTATTAAACCTATTTTATTTTTTATTTATTTTTTTTTCTTCGCATTAAGCCGCCTTTGTTACGTCCTCCAGGGACTCCTGTAGATCCACCAAAACCACTGGTATCTTCTCTGCCACCATAGGAACCTCCACCACCGCCACCAGTAGGACTTCCACTATCACCTCCTGTAGAAGTGCTAGGACTATCTGGAGTGGTACTAGGGGGTCTTGGTCTATCACCCCTATTAGGCTCTCCTCTTGGATCACCTGATGTGTCTTCAGTAGGCCCTCGCCTTGGATCACCTGATGTGTCTCCAGTAGGTGTTGTTTTAGTTGATGTTACTTTTCTATCTTTACTAAATATGGTATTACCATACTGTTTTTCTATATCATCTTCTAGTCTTACTCCAGTTATTATGCCTTTAAAAGGCTCTAAGTTATTATTTTTTACATACTTATCTAATTTTTCTTGTATTTGTTCCGCTTCGTCTGTATAACCTCGTGCATTTAAAACACGAATATTAGCAGCCACTTGAGCAGCATTAGATCCTTTAGCAAATAAACCTATTGCACCACCACCCAAAATTCTTTCAAAAAAACCACCAATACCTGTACTAGGGTCTAGTGCCTCAAGTGTTTGTTGTGTTAAATTTTCTGCACTAGTGTAGTCATACTTTTCCATCCAAGCATTAGGATCTGGTGGATCAACAGCAAAACTGCCACCGCCATCCCTATCTGTGGATTGTTGTACTGGTTTTGGTGCTGTTGTTTTATAACCTTGAGATATTAATTGATTATATCTTTCTTGATCTTGTGGTAACATTAAAGTTATAACTTCACCGTTAGGTCCGTAAAGTGTTGTTGGTTTTTGTTGCACTTCTCCAGTAGGAGGTTGAAACGCACCTGCTCCTGGTTTTTCAAAACTAAACTCGCCAGTATATATTGGTCTATTAGGTTGACCTGGACCTGTCTGTGTTACAAACTGTTCAGTTATACCGCCATTAGACATGCCCTGTGGTTGTTGATACATTGCTTGCTGTTGTTGGTATGGATCTACCATACCTCCCTGAGCCATTTTTTGTATCTCTTGCATCTCTTCTCCCGTGAGAGGACCACCCATAGCCATTGCCTTAGGCCCACCCATAGGTACAGGTTCACCACCTATACGTCCATCTTTTTCCATCTTAGCTAAACCACTCTTAGCTTTATTACGCAAGTTTTCAAAATGTTTTACCCCATAGTACTGTACTACATCAGCAGGAACTACATACTCACCCTCAGATAGTTGAGCAGGTATATCATCCCTTACTTCTTTAGCCATAGAACCAGGAGGTATTTCATTACCAGACACAGGGTCTACCTTCATGCCATCATCTTTCAGTCCACCTTCTTGCATGAAGGCCATTTCCATTTGTCTGTTCATAATTGGTCCACCTTTATTTTTACTTCTTAGTTTAAGTCTTCTACCTAGCCCTAAACCTTCCATAGCAAGTTCTTTAGCTCTATTAGGGTCAGACCCGTAATCTTGAAGAATTTGATTTACTGCTTTACTAGGAGTTACATTTTGTTTTATAGATTCTTTACCTGCTTTAAAAGGGGCCATATCTTTTAATTGATTTGCTACTAAAAGTTCGTCTATTCTTGCATTAAATGGCTCATAATAACCACCTTGTATTTGTTCTTCTCTTCTTTTTAAAACTGGATATGATTTATCACCAACAAGTGCATTTTCTACAACCCTAGCTTCAGCTTCTCCCATATTTTTGTAATATAAGTTTCGTGCATTAGCACTTATTATTGCATATTGAAATCCTATTTGGTCTAATAATTCTTCAGCTTTTTTAGTATCTAGTTTTTTAGGCACACCGTTAACTAAATGATCTGGTAAATTATCAAATTCTTCAACTATTTTTTTTAATCTATCTCTTTGTTTAACTAAAGATGGTGCATTACCTAAAACCCTAATTGATTCTAGATTAGATCCTACACCACCTTCTATTATATCTTTACTAAAATTTTCTAAGTATTGAACAGCATGTTGTATTTCATGAAGTACAGTTTGTTTTAATTCTTTTTCATTACCTTGATTAATAGCTTTAATTAAAGTATCTTCTCCAATTGTTATCGTATTAGTAGAAGGTGAAAAAAATGCTGATGCTTCTTTTATATCTTTAGTTCGTTTAACTTTAACTTCATAATCTTTTAATTTAGGATATCTTTTATATAATTCAGGGTGGCCTAATAGATCAGAAAGTTTTACAGTAAATACGCCATTTACATTATATCCTTTACTATTAAAGTCTGGTTTAAAAGTAGCTGTAGTATCATCAATTTCAAATCTAAATATACCAGCCTTATCATCATATTCTAGACCAGTTGCTGCTTCTATTTCATCATTTGTTTTACCAGCTAATCTCATGTCTCTAGCTGTTTGTAAAGGATAACGTCTTCCTAAAGGGGAATCTTTAGGACTTCTTCTTCTAGAAACTCTTTCTGCAGGAGTTAAACCTTGTTCACCAGCAATAATTTCAGATTGAGGTTTAGGTATAGGTGCATCTAAAGCTTCAACTATTTTACGTGCACCAACTCGATCTGCTACTTTTCTAAGACCTGCTTTTGCTGCTGTGCCTAATCCAGGAATTAAACCAATTAATTCTGCACCACCAAGTAAAGCAACTTTTCTGTAATTAGGATCTTCTTTTTGTAACTCTTCTTGTATCTCCTCTACAGTCATGGCTGTACCAACTCCAGGTAACATACCAGCTACATTCTCTACTATTTGTTTACTAGATTCTTTAGATCTTTCTAAATAAGCCTGACTGGGTCTACGCCTACGTCTACCTTCTGCATCTAAACCTTCCATTTGACTTTCTATTGGTTCAGCCATTTATCTTATCCCTCAATCTCATCAAAGATCGTAGCACACGTACTTCTCCTTGTAACCTAAATATTTCATCAGGTTCTCTAGACTGTTCTAGTGCTACATGAGTTAGTGCAATCCGTTCTGCTATCTCTTCTAAGAAAGGATTATATAGCTTAGGATTATTTACAAAAGGTTTTAATGTATTATTCACGACTAGTTTCATTACTGTATTGGTTGTTCACTGCCTGAGAAGCCCTGTTCTCCTGGCTGAGGCGCTGTTCCTGTTCCTATAGTACCTCCCCCACTACCTTGGGTATCCCTTACCTGTGCGCCAGCAGGTGCTCTCTGTGGAGGTGGTGGTTGATTTACACCCTGTTGTGATTGTTGTGGAGGTGGTGGATCTGGGTTAGCCTCTTTAAACTTCTTGAGTATCTCTGCCTGTATAGCAGCCTCAGTCATATTGTTACCCACCTTATCAGGGTCAAGATCCATAGACTTAGCAATCTCACGTACCACATAGTCCATTCTAAAGAACGGTGCTAGTGTTGGGTTCTGTCCTATCTGCAAGAATTGCATCAAGCGTTGACTACGTACTTCATCAGCCATCAGACTTTCTGTACCACGAGCTTTAATCTCTAAGTCACCCTTAATCTCTGGATCAAAGTCAAACTGCATATTAAAGTTAAAGAATGCTTTGCCAAGTGGTGCAAGAAGATAGTCATCTATATTTTTAACCACGTTCCTAATACTACCGTTGGCAGCAGACATAAGCATAGAAATACCACTAGCGGTACGACCAACACCCGAAACGCCTGTCTGCCCATGAGCAAACGAAGGAAAACCAGTAGACTCATCAGCTAATACCCTTGCCTTGTCAAACATCATCATATTCTCAGAACTTACATTAGGAAATTTAGTTCCAAAGATAGCTTGACCTGGTGCACCGCCCTGCCTTCTAAATATTTTTCCAGGGTACACAGACAAGTCTTGCCCAGGAACTAGATTAGTTTCATCTACTTCAATCAACAAGTTACCTGACAGTGCAGCATTATCTACTGCCATACGCATAAACCCATTCATCAAAGTCTGTGTATCATCCATATTTTCTGCAATACCTACACCAAAAATACTGTAAGGGTTCATCTCATAAGGGGCAGCAAAGTATGGAATATAAGCAGGAGTAAAAGGGTTCATTACCAAACGTAATACTTGACTATTACATACCCAAGCATTTACACTTAATTGCTCAGTGTCTTGTAATTCTTTTGGTATCTCTATCTCTTGTTCTTTTAATATTTCTGTATCTACAAAGCCCCAAAACTCTAACACCTCAAATCTTTCTGATCTAGACTCCTGTGCATCATCCTCCATAGCTTGTTCCCACCATTCTTTAATGTAGGACTCGCCTAAGTTAAGAGCATTATCTATTGCATTCTTTCTAAAATAAGGTCTATTTTTTAAACCACGCAGTTGTGAACGAGACATTTTATGACGTTCTACAATATATTCAGCTTCTTCCATAGTGGCTGCATCAGGATCAGGATAGAAGTTCCAAATAGATACGCTACTAGTTTGTGGTATTGTTTTAAATACAGGAGAGTATTCACCATTTTCATCCCAATTAGGATACTCTTTATCTACAGCAAACGGTCCTTTCATAATGCCAGTACCAAAAAGAGCTGACTCAAATGCTGCAGCTCTCATGTGTTTCTTTGCGTGAGATTCTTCTAACTGGTCGTGTATCTTTTTCTCCATTTTCTTTGCTGCAACTTCTGCAGGAAAAAATTGTGGAGATGTAGGAGTCTTTGCATAACCAGGTTCTACTCTATCTATCACAGGTTCTAAATTATCTTTTAAACCTGCAAGTCTTTCTCTAAACTCTGGATATGTTTCCCCAGGCATTAACTCTGGTGAACTCTCTTTAGCTTTTAATTGTTCTGGGTTTGTTTCAAAGTTTACTACTTCTTCTACACCCTCAGGTAATCTAGTAGGATCAATACTAATAGGAAACTTATTACCACCAAACAAAACATCTGCTATTTGACCATACGCAGCAAGAACTTTTGTTTTAGTTATCTTAACAAATACTTGAGATTTTTCAGAAGAAGTAAACTGCACATCTGGTCCATATATACCACGATAGTTTCTATATGCTTGTATCCAACGATGTTCTTCTGTTTCTCTTGCAGTTTCTGCTCGTTCATACCTTTCTTTTACAAAAGCTACAATTTGACCAGCTTTAGGATCAGAATATTCCTCTGCCTCTACATCTTCAATGGAAGAGGTCTCCTCCATATCCATGATCATATCTTCTAATTCTTCTGCCATATTATATCCTTAATAGCCAAATGTTGCATCTGCAGCTTGAAACCCTGTTCTAGTTACAGCAGGATCAAAATCAAATATGTTACTTCTTGGTCTAGTCATTATACCATAACGTAAAGCATCATATAAGTGGTCCTCTGCATTAGTGTTTACATCTTCTGGGTTATTTTTATCAAGAGGTATGGAAGGTAACTGAGAAATGGTATTAGTACAATTATTAAAAAATACCAGTCTTGGTTCTTCAGTAAACTCATCAATCTGTAAACGTCTATGTATTTCGTTTTTACCTGCAACTCTTGATCCTCTAGATCTATCTGATGGTCTCCACCTACAACCTTTCATAATCATTTGCTCTGCTAGACTAGGGCCTGTGTCACCACGATTGTGCCATAAAGAAGAATCCAAAACGCCATATCTTATTCTTTCTCCACTTTCTGCTTCTAATATCATATCAGCTAGATCAGTAGCAATTACTTTAGATACATAAAGCTCTCTATAAACTATCAACTGTTCTGATGGACTTATAGCAAACCAAAGAACTCCTGTATAAGAACCATAACCATAGTCACAAGCTCTAAACCTAACCCAGCTATTTGGTATATCGTAAGGTTCTACTACATGTTCTTTCCTATTAAATTCAGGAAAGGCTGCTCCCTCTTGAATATCCCAATCACCTTCTAACAACTGTCTACGTTGATGTTCTGGTAAAGATAAAAGGTTAGCTTCATACATACCATCTTCTGATAAGTATGGATTATCAAAGAGGGTGGCTGGAATAAATCTACGTTTGAACAGAGGCTCACCCTCTCTGCTATGGCCCTTAGGCCACACAATAGTTTTATCGGTATCTATATCTGTAGCCCAAAAAGCTTTATTATGTGGTGAAGGATCAATAAAGGTTTTCTTTACCCACTGATGTCCTGGACCTCCAGGGTTTGTTGTAGCTCTCATATATAAAGGTAGGTCACTATCTTTTGATGCACGTAGTCGTGAACGCATGTAGTTCCAAGGATAAGGTGTAGGCCATTGTGTAAGCTCGTCAAACCCTATCCAGTTAAAAGCCTGACCTTGATAACGCATTACATCATCATCACGATCTAGATAAGACATCCAGAGAGTTGCTCCACTAGGTGACACCCAAGTTTTGTCCCTCTCCATAAACTTAATTCCAGGCACTGCTTTGGGATACAGATCTTTTGATATAGAAATAAGTTCTCTTAACTCTTCTGTGCTTCTACGAACAAGCAACATACTAGCCTGTGAGTTACCAAAGTAGCGTATGGGATCTACCACCATTGCATATGATTTACCACCACCAGCAGATCCACCATATAGTACTTCTTGTTCTGTTGCAGCTAAAAAAGAAGTTTGAGGCCCATCGTTTGCTTTAAATATAACTTTTTGTTTAGGCTCTTCTATCTCTTCAGTATATATCTTCTTTGGTTGAACCCTGGATACGTTTGATACTGTCTTCGATTTTTTTCGCTTTATCACTCGCTTCTTTGTATCGCTGGGCATAGTAGCGTTGGTTTGCAAGATCTTTCTTAAGTCTCGACTCACGATTCACTCTTTCATTTAAAGCTACGTAACTAATACTTCTTCCAGACTGTGTGGTTAACCAGTTTGCAACATCTCTGTAGCTATATTTTTTTAAATGCTTTTTTGCATCTTCGTATAATTCTAATTGCTCAGGTATTGGTAATAGTATATCTTCATCATTAGGATCTTGTTTATATCCAAAAGGTATCTTTCTACCAACTCTAACCACAGGATACCATATTTTTTCTCCGTTAATGATATCTGGTTTAGGTAATCTCCAAGTTCTTTGAACTTTACCCATCTTCTTTCTCTGGTAAAATAAATAAAGGATTAGCAGCCTTTACTTCTATTTTATCTGTTTTTGCAAAACCTGCCCTGTCTAGTAAATCTTTTGCAGCAACTATCTTTTCTTTATTACCTAAATCTGTGGGACTAGCCATTACCTCAGACATAGCCCAAGCTGCTTTTGAACCACTAGAAGCAATAAATTTTTTAGTAAGCTCTGCAATTTCTTCTTGTAAAACTGAGGTTATTTTTGTAGAAGAGGTATTAGGGGCATATCCAGCAACCTTAATAGCAGCCACTGGATCACCCCTACACTCATCTGTAAATAAAACATCTAAAAATTTTTGTTGTTTCTCTGTAAGATTATGTGCCATATACCTTATACCATATCTCTGAACGAGATACCCCTATATCTTTTAGTGTTCTATCTGACATATTATTTAGTTGCCAGTAAGCTATTCTTTTTTCTTGTGATTCTTTTATAAAGTTGTATATACGTTTAAACATTTTTATCTCCTTCTATGATGCACTTGCATCTATGAGGATAGTTTTACATATTTAAAAGATAAGTACAACTTATAGTTATGCAACCCCGTTATGTTAGGATTGCATATTGTTTAAGATAAAACTACACGCACTGTTGTAGATGTACTACTAGCACGTCTGTAGTTTAATATTGTTGCATTGCCCACTGCTTTTGGTACAATGAAACTGTGTAGTCCTGCAGCAAGTTCTAAATCATTATCACCAGCATCAGCTTCTGCAGCAGTA